CCTTAAATTTGACGGATGGCGCGAATGTGGGGGGTGTAGTTTTAACGTGATTTGTCGGAGGTTGTTAAAACATGGGAGAGGTTAGAAAGAAATCAAAAGAGTTGAACAAACTTAAAAAGATCTTCAAAAACATAGAGCCGGACAAACAAAAAACGGTTGAACGGTTGATTGAAAACGCGGCGTTCATGGCGGAATCGCTTGACGAATTGCAAGAGATCATTCGCGAAAAAGGATTCACAGAAGAATATCAAAACGGTGCGAATCAATTCGGCGTGAAGAAATGTTCCGAAGTCGAAATTTACAATACCATGATCAAAAATTATTCAAGTGTCATAAAACAATTAGTGGATCTTTTGCCGCAAGGAGAATCAAGCGGTAGCGATGAATTACTTGATTTTATAAGCGGGCGGAAACATTGACAGAGTTCGAATTATATTTCGGATCCATCGTTGACGGAAGAATCATCGCATGCGACAAAATGAAACGCATCGCCGATATTTTACTTGAACAATTTGCATCGCCACAGGAATTTCACTTTGATTATGACATAGCGAAAAAACATACAGATTTCATTGAAATATTTTGTAAACAACCGACCGGAAAAATCGGCACGCCTTTAGAACTAGAACTTTTTCAGAAAGCAAGAATGCAAGCATTGTTCGGCTTCGTGGATGATAACAACTTGCGACAGTTCAACGAATGTTTCATCGTTGAAGGGCGTAAGAACGGAAAGACAACAGAAACAGCCGCGGTTGAAATTGACATGCTTGTCAATGACGGAGAAGGATCGCCGCAGATCTACAACATCGCAACTCAAAGAGAACAAGCAATGCTTGGCTTCAATGCCGCGCATAAAATGATCAAGCAATCGCCGATGCTATCAAAGCATGTTAAAAAGCGCGCATCGGATTTATATTTTGCTTTAAATTTTGGATTCATAAAAGCGATGGCAAGCAATACAAATTCGCTTGATGGTTTGGATGTACATTGTGCAACGATTGACGAACTTGCAGCAATCAAAAATCGTGATTTATACGATCTTGTAAAACAAGCGATGGGCGCAAGACAACAGCCGATTTTATTCACGATTACAACAAACGGATTTGTTCGCGATGGTATCTTTGATTCGCAATATGAATATGCAAAAAATATTTTAGAGGGCAAGGCGAAAAACAAACGCTTCTTGCCTTTTATTTATGAATTGGATTCCGTTGATGAATGGGATCGCGAAGAATGTTGGGAAAAAGCAAATCCCGGTTTAGGCACGATCAAAAGCCGCGACTATTTGCGGCAGATGGTACAAAAGGCAAAGGATGATCCATCATTCAAACCGACCGTAATGGTAAAAGATTTCAACATGAAGCAAACGGCAAATTCCGCATGGTTACGCTTCGAAGAATTGAACAATGAAGAAAAGTTCGATATCAGCAAATTTGGCTATTGCATCGGCGGATTTGATGCGGCGGATTCCGTTGACTTAAATGCGGCGGTTGCCATCTTTCAACGCCCGGATGATCCGAAAGTTTATGTTGAGTGCATGTTTTGGATTCCGCAAAGCGTTGTTGATGAAGCAGAGAAAAGCGGCAACAGAAAAGAGCGCGACAATGCGCCATATAGGTTATGGATTGATCAAGGCTTTATGCGAACATGTCCGGGCAACAGATGCGACAAGAAAATATTTCTTGAATGGTTCAAAGAGATCCGCGAAAAGAATGATATTTATACATCATTTATTGGCTTCGATCCTTGGCATGTATCGGATGATTTACTTCGTGAATTTTCCGCGGAGTTTGGAAAAAATGCAATGATCCCGGTAAGGCAAGGAACGATCACATTGTCGGATCCGATGAAAAATCTTGCGGCAGATTTTAGAGCAAAAAGAATTATTTACAACAACAATCCGATCTTGAAATGGTGCTTGATCAATACAGAGGTTAAGACGGACATTAACGGCAATATACAGCCTGTTAAGGGGTTGGATTCAAGGAAACGAATTGACGGCGTTGCGGCTTTACTTGATGCATACAAAGTATTGCAGGATAAACGCGATCAATATATCAATTTGAATTGATGAGGTAAAAGAAAATGGGGTTATTTGATTCAATCAAGAAAAAAGAAAAAATCGAAAGCAAGGTTCAAAGCTACTTTCAGACATTGAACGCATACACACCAACATTTACATCGTTTGAGGGTTCAATCTATGAAATGGAGTTGACAAGGGCGGCGATTCATAGTTTCGCAACGCATTGTTCAAAGCTAAAACCGGAAGTGAAGGGAAGCACGAATCAAACACTTGAAAGAATGCTTCAATACAAACCAAATCCATTGATGGATACAAAGAAATATTTGTATCGTTTAGCCACAACATACGCCGTAGATAATACGGCAATCATTGCGCCGCTACACGATGCAACTTATGAAAAAATAATTGGATATTATCCACTTGCAACGCCGAAAGTTCGGATCAAAGACATTGAAGGAACGAAATACATTCGCTACGAATTTGAACCGGGCAATTTTGGCGTTTTTCGTTTGGATGAAGCCGGGATCATGAATCAATTCCAATACAAAAACGAATTGTTCGGAGAAAACAACGGTTGCTTATATCCAACAATGGAATTGATCAATACAAACAATCAAGGAATCATCGAGGGCGTGAAAAGTTCCGCAACGCTTCGTTTCCTTGCAAAGATCGCGCAAACATTAAAGCCGGCAGATTTGGAAGCAGAACGAAAACGTTTTGTTGAATCAAATTTCAGCGCATCGAATGCCGGGGGCGTGATGCTTATTGATGCAAAGTATGAAGATGTAAAGCAATTGCAAACGAATCAATTCACAGTTGATTCGGCGCAGATAGCACAGATCAAAGAAAATGTTTTCAATTATTTTGGAACGAATGAAAAGATCCTGCAAAACAAATTTACATCGGATGAATGGGGTGCATATTACGAAGGTAAGATCGAACCATTCGCGATTGAAGCTTCGCTTGTGCATACAAATATGACATTTACGTCACATCAAGTCGCGTTCGGAAATGAAATCATGTTCACAGCGAACCGATTACAGTATGCATCCAATCAAGAAAAGTTGAACATCGTTACACAATTATTTGATCGTGGATTTTTAACGCACAATCAAGGCTTAGAAGTATTCAACATGGCTTCGCTTGGAGAAATCGGCGAACGCCGTTATATCCGTAAAGAATACGGACTTGCAGACTATCAACAGCAACCGCAAGAATCATTTGTTGCGATGGATGAAGGAGGGAAAGAAAATGCCAATCTTGAAGGACAGACAGTATAGAACTTTAGCACTAGCAACGCCGCCAAAGGCAGAAAAGAAAAACAAGTTTGATTCGGATTGCTATGTTGAAGGCTATGCGGCAAAGTTTGAAAGATATCTATTGTTTGAATATGCGGATGGGCGAAAAGTCTATGAAGAATTTTTGCCGGAGTGCTTCCGTAATTGTGACATGAGTGACATAATTTTTCAATTTGATCATGCCGGGAAAGTGTACGCAAGACAATCAAATAATACATTGACGGTTGAACCGGATCAAGAAGGTTTATTCATTTGCGCGGATCTATCAAAAACATCCGCGGCGCGTTCGATGTTTGAAGATATTCAAACCGGACTTGTGACAAAAATGTCATGGGGATTTGCACACGATGAAAATACACTTGAAATCATCGAAACACAAAATGAAATCACAATAAGGCATCATCATATCAAAAAAATTTATGACGTTTCCGCCGTTTCCATTCCGGCGAATAACGATACACAAATTCAAGCGCGAAATTTCGCTAACGGAGTGATCGGCGATTTTATGAAGGAGATTCAAAAGCGCAAGAAGCAAATCAAAAAAATCAAATTATTATTGGAGGTAACAAAATGACAAGATTAGAAAAAATCGAAGCAAGACTTGCAGAGATCGAAAAGGAATTGAATGCCGAAGAAGTGGAAGAAAAAACAGAAGAAGAACTCGATCAGTTAGAAGAAGAAGTTCGATCATTGCAGACTGAAAAAAGCGGCATCTTAAAAGCGATTGAAAAGCGTACAAAGCTTGAAAGATCAATCGCAGAAGGAAGAACAACAGGCGTTGACATTACGCCGGAAATTTTAAACGGAGGTAAAAACAACATGCAGGAAAGAACATTTGATGCATCTAGTAAAGAATTTAGAAGCGCATGGGCGAAATCTTTAATGGGGCAGGAATTGACAGAGATCGAAAAGAGAGCATATACACAGGCAAATGCGGCAATCCCAACAGAAGTTGCGGATATGTTCTTCGAGAAAATGAAGAAGCTTGCGCCAATGCTTGAAGAAATTACATTGTTACGCGTTGCCGGAAACGTGAAGTTCTATGCGGAAGGTGTAAGAAATACAGCCGGAAAGCATACAGAAAACAAAGAAATGGCAGATGCAGGCGACACAATGGTATCTGTTACACTTGGCGGCTTCGAGTTCATGAAGGTTATTTCAATCTCAAAGAGCGCGAAAGCAATGAGCATTTCAGCGTTTGAAAATTGGATCGTTGACATGCTTGCCGGAGATATCGCAAGAGCCATTGATGATTATATCATCAACGATGAAACAAATGGTATTGCCGCAATTGAGTTCAAGGCAGGCGAAAATCAGATTGAAGCAACAGCGGCTTACACATATCAGAACATCATGGATCTGATCGGGTTACTTCCGGCGGCTTATGATGCCGAAGCAAAATTCCTTGTAAACAAAAAAGTTTTATGGAGTGATATCAGATCAATCACAGATAGCAACAAACGCCCAATCTTTGATCCGGAATCAAAAACGCTTTGCGGTTATCCGGTCATTGAGGATGATAACGTTAAGACAACATCAAAGGATCTGTATTTGGGAAGATGGCTTGATGTTGTTGGAAATCTTTCAGAAGATGTTACAGTTGAAAGCAATGCAAACAGCGGCTTTACACGCGGCGCAATTGACTATCGCGGATTTGCGGTATTTGATTCAAAGCCTTCAAAGGATGATGGCATTGTTCGTTTAACAACAACAGCATAATATTGTTAGATTCGGCGGCGTGGCTACTCCGACAGCTTGCCGCCGTTTTCTATAAAAACGGAGGTTTAAAGATGCTTGAAAAAATAAAATTGTCACTTAGAATTTTTCATAATTCACTTGATACCGATATCACAGGAAATATAAACGCTTGCATGCTTGACTTGCAACGCGTGGGGATCTCAAAAAATGTTGCGGTTATTGATTCCGAAGATGCCTTGATCTATAAGGCGGCGGAATTATATTGTAAATGGCAATATGACTTCAACGGAAAAGGGGATCGACACGAACAAGCATATAATAATCTTCGCGATGCTTTAAGTTTATGCGACACATACGCCGCAGAAAGTGAGCAAGACAATGTTTAACGAAGTGATTTATTTAGTCAAAAAAACTTGCGTGACAAATGGAGTCGGGGATCAAGTCGAGCAAGAAGAAAGATCAATCCGGTTTGCGCAATTAAAGAGCATCGGACAATCGGAATTTTATCAAGCGCAGGCGCAAGGCTTGAAGCCGGAAATCAAATTTGTGATATCCGATTATCTTGATTATGACAATCAAGAAGAAGTGATCCACAACAATTTTCGGTATAAAGTTTTGCGAACATTCAGAGCAGGAAATGAGATTGAACTTGTTTGTTATGGCGGTGTAAAAATGGAGGTTGTGCAAGATGGCAATTCCTAAAAGCGTAACAAAGATAAGCAAAGATGGAAATGTAACATATACACAAAATGTCGATCGTGTCAACTATACGATCCGGGAACTAACACGCGCGGCATTGCGCGATGTTGGGAAATATGTTTGCAAGAAATTCCGCGATGATTATTATGCAAAGTTCCGGAAACATTCCGGCAGAGTAGGAAAAGCGGCGCAATATTGGGTTAAATACAAACAAAAAGAAATTGAATTGCAAGTCGGCGTAAAACCTAACGGATTTTATGGCGGCTTTCAAGAATTGGGAACATCGAAAACGGATAAACATGCATTGCTAACACATGCGGTACAAGACAATATTGCGATGATTATCGACATTGAAAGTCAATATCTTTCGGCGTTGTCGGATGAAGCGCATGCATTGGCATTGATTAGTGAAGAAGATTACGAGGGCGGCGCGGATGAGTAAAACAAATGCTTTAAGAACGATTATTCAATCAAATATCGATGGAATAGTGAAATGCTATTATCGAATGGCGGATGCAAAAGAACGTTATCCGTATGCGGTGTATGATTTCGAAAATATCGATCTAGGGGATATCAACCGCGATGATCTGATATTGATCGTTGACGTTTGGGGGAAGGGGAAAAACACTTCCGGCATTGAAGAAATAACGGATCGCATTGAAAAAATGTTCAATGCGGCAAATATGCCCGGCGTTGATGTTCTTCCGACTTTTTACCGGATCAGTCGAAAGCCGATTGATGATGAAGATAAAACCATAATTCACAGGCAATTAAAATTTCAAATACAAAATTATGAAATAGGAGGTTAAGCAATGTCTATTATTAAAGGCAACGGCGGCAATATTGCCGCAACGGATTTTCACGAAATTACATGGACAGGAAAAACCAAAGGCGGATCAGCCGTAAAAATCACATTGACCGATGCAATCAACAAAGGCAATATCGATTGGGCGTTAGCAGAGAAAAGCGAAGTTGTTCCGGCGTTAGAATTTGAAGCATGTTACAGCAACGCAGATACACAGGCAACGGATGAAACGGCTTGCCCTTGGCAGATTGAAATTGATGGATCAACCGCAACAGGCGCAAAAGAAATTCTTTTAGGTTTGGGCGTTTTTGCCATCGATGGAACGGATGTTGCACTTTGCAGGGGCGGCGGACAATTTACAGTTGAAAGAGAGTTCCGCGACATAAACGCAGACGGCGACAAAGGAAGCGTGAAAGATCGACTTGTTATCGATTCAGAACGCGCAAAATTAACTATGAATGTTTTAACAATGCTTACATCGTTAAAAGCAATGTACCCGGCATTAGCAGAAACAACAGCATAAAAGCATGAAAGGGATCGGCAACAACGCCGATCCTTTTCATTTTTGCATTGAAAAATAGTTTAAAAATGCGCATAGCTTTAAAACGCCGTAGAAGGCGCGTAGACGAAAGAAAATGTTTTGATGATAAAACATTCAACGAAGCAAATAAAAATTAAAATGGGGGCATCGTGTGCGGTCACTTTTTTCGCATACGTGCAAATTGTCGGAGGTAAAACATGAGAAATTTAAAAACAAGCGATATTTTTTCGGCATGTCGATTGATTTCGCGAATTGGCGTGCGCGATGAGATCAAAGAAGTAGCAAAACAGGCAGAAGAAAA